TCCTTATACGGGTTTAACTGTTCCTCCACTTTAATACCTCCTATTCCAGAACGAAATCAATGATGAAGTCGATTCCGGTAGCTGTGGTAATGTCTGATCCGGTCTTGCTTACGGTAATTGCTTCTCCGGAATCATTGGCCACAAATGATGCACCGTCGGCTAGTACGGTACTGTTGGTATGAGCCATATCAACAACGGCGCTTTGGGTTAATCCGGCAATTGCAATGGACAGTAGATCCGCCGAAGATCCGCCTTGAACACCCTCAACCTCTACACTGGTGGCTGCTGCAACTGCACCCCCATAGGCTATGGCCTTAATCCCCAAAATACGATAAGACTTCCCAGAGACTGCATCCAGCAAGGTGGCACCTGCGTTAATTTCCGCAATGGTTCGACGCACTCTGGCGTTCTGGACCACCACTACCGCATCTTTCAGTAGGTTTATCTCAGCCTCGGAAGCCTCTATGTCTACAAGCTCCAGTTCAGAAAATCTGTCTTGAAGTCCCATATTAAATCTCCTTAAGGGGGATTCAATAGAACCCCCCTAGGGTATTAGATTATTGTTTATCCGGTAATACGAACTGCATACTCGGGTTGCGGAGTATCGGCACCGAACAGGATATCCAATCGGGTAAGCTCCTTGTACGCACTCACGTCAAACGCCGTGGCAACGGTAATGCTGATTCCAAGCTGAGGATCGCTGGCTTGCGCCCACATCACGGACTGACCGGCAGACTTCGGACGCCGGAAAGGAACCATGGTAAGAGCGAAAGCGTTGGGGTGAAATGCCAGATTCTGCGGGTATCCGGTGGCATCGGAACCGACCACCGTAATGGCTGCACCATTGGCCGGAAGTGTACCCACCGTCTGGTACGGGAGGTAATCCTCCCCTGCAGCCGAGGAGTAGATCTTCGGGGCGATGGGAATCGTAGCATTACCGGACCCGTCGCTTGATACATCAGCCGTGGCCACGAACTGGCGGAGCTGATTACCTTCCCACACCTGACCGCTGATGGGGTTGACGCCGTAAACACCAGCAATGGTGAATACATCACCCTTTTTCAGGATGGCGGTGGAAACTGCCCACCCATCGGTAACGAGGGACGTGGCTCCTTCAGCCGTGGCACCATTCATAACTCCGGTGGACCCTGCGGCCCAGGTACCCACGGTATGGGTCACGATATTCTGATCCATGAAGAAGTCCATCAGGGCGTAATTGCCGATGAATCCTTTTCGAAGCAGGGTATCAACGATCTGCTGCTGAAATACACCCTTCAGCTCCCCGCTGGCCATGGACCAGTGGGCCTTGGGTGACAGAAAACATGCCCGATCTTGGCGAATAATGGCCTCGTTATCCATACGCTCTGCCGCTGCAGTCAGAACCGCGAAAGTCGAAGGTGTGGTGCCGGGGGTACCCACCAGATTATACACGTTCTCATACTCATTGCACATTGACGCATCGACCTCATTGGCCAGCGTAATAGTGGCGGGAACGAGGTACTTTTTGGAAAACCCCTCGATTTCCAGGGTCAAGTCCGTCTCCAGGAAGTCCCAGGCCACGTGCTTGTGCTCATCCACCGAAATGGTGGTGGATCGCTCCTGGATATCCACGGTATCCGCCGTGGCACCGTCTTTTGCCCTAAACTTGTTGGGTAACTGGACGGAAACCTCGTCGCCCTTTTTGTACCCACCGACTGCCGCATTGAAATTGCTGTTGTACCCCTTGTATACATGACGCGCAACGGTAAGCTGGTTCTGAAGATCGAACAGCGCCCGCTCTGCGATCATACTATGAGTAAGAAAGCTATCTGCCATGGTTTTTCTCCCTAGGAGTAGACTATTCTAAACCTGCGTCTCTCCGTCTTTTGGCTTCCCACTCCCTGTGGAGTTCCGCCCTGGACTTCTCAGAGTCCTTCTTCTTCGGCGGATTCTTGGCACCTCCATCGAGTGTGCTAGGAGGTGTGGGAGCCTTGGTTTCCTTCTTCTTGGGAGTAGGAGAACTGGTCAATTTGGTTTCAATTTTTCCAATCTCCTTAGCCTGCTGGAGTGAAGAAAGTTGGGCTATGCGGGACGCCTCATCCGGATTGCTACCGAGGAAGTAAAGGACCTCCCCTAGATTATCCCCGTATGCAGCATCGAACATCGCTTCTGTTACGGGCACTGAAGTATTAAGGGCCACTTGATCAAAATCATCGTACTTGGTCCTGGATTCCTTCAGTATCTTGGAGGTAGTCTGATTCTTCCTTTGCTGTTCTTCCCTTTCTTTCTCCTCCCTGATCTCGCGCAGGGTCTCTTCCCTTGTTTGTTTGGCTACTGCCTTGATGAATTCAGCATCGCTGTCGAAATCGTTTGGGTCAAGTTCTTTGGGTTTCGGGGTATCTTCGGTTTTCTTGGTGATAGATTCCTTGCGGCCTTCCGCCACACCCTTCCAATACTCCGCTTGCCTCTCGGCATCCCTTCTCTTCCTAGTGATCTCGTTTATGCGGTTCTGAACTCCGTTCTTTGAAGATGACGAGTCCTCATTTTCGTCGGTTGCAGGGGTCTCATTCCCTGTATCGGTTTCCTCGATAATCCCGGTGCTTTCTGTGCTTTCGTCTTCCATGTCCATTCCTCCAGCGGCTCAATGGCCGAAAATTGCCCGGAAAATCCGTCCGGTGCGGATTAGGCTATGTTTTGTCCTTCCCTAGGATTTTAACATGCCCTTTTTTGTTTGTCAAGTAATGTATCCGATCTCCATTTTTGTCTATCACCGTGTTGCTTTTAATGGGTCTACCGTCCAACTTGGCCCGGTTCCTCAGCGCCTCGATATCACCTTCTCTGATTCCACCCATTTCTCCTCCTTTCTACTGATTGTTTCGTTCCCCTACCGCGTTTAAAGCCCCTGTAGCACCGGCTTCTAACATGTTAATATCGTTCCCCTCCAGATCTCTCTTGTCCTTGATGATATCAAGTTGTTTCTTCATATTACCAAGGTCTATACTGTTGGCCTTAAGCTTCTTTATTATATCCTCTATTGAGGGGGGAGCAGGAGGCAAAGGACCCTCCTCGTCGATCCCAGGGGGCAACAATTTCTTTAGCCTATTGGCGATCTTAGCAGCTCCAGGCCAGTCCTGGTTTTCGGCTATAAGGTCTATCACGAAACTGGCAGCTTCCGGAGCAGTCCGGACAAAATCCATCATACTTTCGGACGCTTCAGCTCGTTGGGTGGCAAAGGAAGGACCAGTATCAACTTTAACCTTATATCGCCCTTGCGACAAATCGTTGATGATTACTTCCTGTCCTGTCTCCTGGTCCACCACCGTCTGGTTAACCGTAATCATGTTCTCTCGTTCCATCTCATCCATGGATACTACCTGACGCTCAGTGTCGTAGATTTTGGGGATTAGGTCCACCAGAATATCACCACAGAACTTAATAGCCCTCTTCAGGTTATCGTGGAATATGAAGTTGGCCACGTCGCCTCTACTTGTTCTGGCCCTAATAGCTATGCCAGATACCTCGTTGCTCCTGGCCCCAAGAGATGCGTCGTATAGAGATGTAGTGGCCTTCATCTCGTCATTGGCGAGATTGGCCTCCGTAATCTCTCCGATAGCCGTCTGCGTTACCACCTCACGTTTCGGAGGCTGGTTAATACCGGCAACCGCTTTGTATAGCAGATAGGGCCTGTTCTCGGTTCCAATATTGTCCCACTCCTCCTCATGACCTTCAATCTGCCCCTCTTCCATAATATAAGGAGCTTTGGGGGCGAGGGCAACAGTCTCAGTGGCAGCGGTCCGGAAATAGTCGTACATTCTTTGGGGGTCCTTGGCAAATCTGATAAGCCCTCTAAGATACCTATCTCCGTCTATTATCAGTTCTTTTCCCCACACCGGAATGATAGGTATCCACCTTCCAGCCCACTCTATAGGACCCTCAATAATCTCATCCCCTCCGAGTAGATATTGCACCACTTTGTGGGTTTTTACTTTCCTCTTCTTCATTACATCGGGGGTGGGATTGATGATGGTCTCCGGAAGCCCTGATCCCTCGGGTGCTCTACCCTCAACTTCTATCGGAGGTCCGTTTGGGTCTTGGGGGTTGGGTTCGAGGTGTATCCATTTCTCCGCATCCTTGAGGTCATCAGATATTGAATCCCATTCTTCCCCGTCCACAGTCCTTCCATCCGATAGCAAGTATAGCTCTTTAGTTATGGGTTCCTTAACCCAATACTCCGCTACCCTTACCTCATCCTGGAATATCCACCTGGACAGTCCTTCAGATTGATTTCCGAACTGAGATATGGATATATTTGGATACCGGATCTCGAATTCTTTTCTGCTCATAACCTCAGT